ATGCTTGTCTCCTGTCGTGGCTAGAGTCAGTCACACTATGTAACTGTCAGGGATGCGAAAACTATACACATGTTTTACAAAAAAGAAAGGGGCTACCGAAGCAGCCCCCTCTAAAAAGTTCAATTGAACTTATGCGCCGGGCGAACCGTACATTCCTAATGGATCGGATACGCCGAATGAATAACGCTCGCGAGCTTTATAGCGCACGTTACCTGTATCGAAGTCACCGTCCATAGATGTCTGCATGGCAGTACGCACGAAGTGCTTCATACCATTTGGTACATCTGTGGTTAGGAAGAATGCGTCTGCATCAGTGAGATAATGGTTAACGGAATAACCTTCAGGGATAGACCCATTCGTGTTAAGCGCGTTAATGTCATTATCCGCTGTGCCTACGCGCAGATCAGTCTGAAGCAAACGAGTTGCAACAAACATCAATGCTGGTGGAACGATTAACTTGCGTGGACGTGCAGCAATCAACAAATCACGTTCATCAGTGAACGCTGCAATGTCGATGACCGCTTGCTCAAGAGAGGTTTCGTTCAAGTCAGCATTCGCTGCTGGTCTGTTTGCATTGTTACCACCAGCTACAGTACCGTGCGCTGTAGAGAACAATGTGGTTCCATCACCTGAATTAAAGGTGGTGAAGCCTGTGTTCAACAACGAAGCGGATTTAACCTGCTTGGTATAAGCCATAGCGCGAGCTAGAGCCTTCGTGTAACGTGCAGACAACGAATCGTACAAGTTATCTTCCATCGCTTCTTCAGTGATGGAGAATCCCATTGCAACCGTTTCGTGGTTGTAGCGAGCAGTGAACGACTCTTGTGCATTGTCGTATGAGATAGAAGCACCTTCCGCTTTCACGGGTGCTGCTCCAAAACCGGATAGTTTTACTTCCTCCTCAAAACTTCTTTCTGAGGTTTCAGTCTCATAGATTTCTGCGTGTTCGTTTTCGTACTTGCCGTACTCCAAGCCGAACAATGCGTTCAGACCCGGTAAAAGCTCTTTAAGAAGCTGTGCGCGTGAAATAGCCATTCGTCAACCTCCTTATAAGCCAACATTGTTCATCATGCTGTGTGCCGATGGATTGAATTTAACCAATACATCTGGGAAGGCATCACTAGCGGATGAAACGTGGGAAACGATACGGAACGCTGCGGCGGCAGTTTGAACTGTCGCATCCAAAGCAGATGTAGAATTACCAGTGGTTGTAGAACCAGTGCTGGTAGATTGTACTGCTGCGAAGAAAGTATTCGTACCAATGATTGTCTGCACTCCAGCAGCATCAAGCTGCGCTTCGAACAAGACGTTTGGATCATCAACAACATATGCCTTGATAGTATCGCCGTTAGATGTTCCAGTCGGGTAGTACTGTGCCTGAACAAGTTGTCCAGACGAGTTCACATACTCACAGCCAACGAAGACACCAATGGCACCAACGCCACTACCACCAAGGTTGTTTGTAGTTATGTCTGCGCCTGTCGCTGTAGACAGGGCAATATACCCATCGGCCCCAATGATAACAACTTGACCATAGAATAGGTTCGTTGCTTCACCAGCAGGGTCAATGAGATACTGGTTTGTAGCACCAGCATATGGCATTCCATCGGCCCGTCTAACGGGCTTCAAGCCATAGGGAGTAGCTGTAGTAGCCATCTCTCATACTCCTTTAAGTTTAAAGTATCAGTAAGCTCCCCCATTAGGGTTACTCACTAAACGAAGTTTTTGTAGACCGCTCTGGATTCAGAACGGGCATACGTGGGTCTGAGTTGCGTAAGTAGCTGTTGTCCACCGCTGCCATCTGGTTTGATGCCTGATTTAGCTGTGCTTCACGTCTAGCTTCCACATTTTCGGTCGAGTTCTGACAAAGCAGTAATCCACCAATCTCAAGATTGTCTGTAAATCGAGATTCGATATCAGACACAATGTGAAGGTCTTGATGATCCTCTGCGCGACACGGCGTCCATCCCTCACGAAATCTGGAAGAAACATTCGTGTTATCATTTTGTCCAAGGGTAGATGTGCGTACCCAACGGTATTCGATACCATCTTTGGGTTCGGGGACTGGTAACATCGAAGGTCTTGTCCATGACACCTTACGTTTAGTCTCTTCACGAGACTGAGTTTGGCGTGAGTTTCGGTTCGTCATTGTTTCATGTCCTTCATTAATTGCGCCGCATATTGTTCGTTTGACAGACCAAGTCTCTTGGCGAGAGAAACTTGCGTTGAGGTCATTTGCACTTTGCGTGGCCTTTTACCGCTGCGAGCGGCAGGAGCGACCACGTTACCTACTTGACGTTGGGGAACAGTATCCTCAATTTGCCCATCGCCAAACTTATCTGGAAACACACGGCGAACCGCATTGTCTATTTCATTGTAGTATTCTTCTGTTCTAGGATCAATCCCACTTTTTACAAGTTTTTGATGAAGACCAAAAGCGTAGCCCGTCATTTCTGGATCATAGTTAGGACTATGCTCTCCAAACCAAGGATTCCTGTCAGCCCAGCTAAGGTCTTGCCGACTCGGCTGGTTGGGTGGGGGTTGATTTTGCTGTTGGTAGACTGGCTGAGGCGCAGGTGCTGGAGCAGGTCTAGGTCTATAGTCTTTATATTTTTCCTGCTCGTAGTTAAGTTTCGCAACTTTTTCGTTAGCTGCAATCATTGCATCCGCATCACCCATCTCATAAGCGGATTTTGCTTCCGTTCTTGCTTTTTCTAGCTCTGCTGCAACGCGACCCTTAGCTTGGTTTACAAGAACGCCTTCACCTTCTTGCAATGTTTTTCTAAGACGTTCGTTCTCAGACTTAGTCTGTTGGGCGAAGCGAAGAGCCTCTTCCTGAAGTCTAAGAGCTTCTTCTTTTGCACGGCGCTCTTCGTTGTTTAGAAAACTTAGCTTCTTGATTCGCTTCTGAACGCCTTCACTATACTTGCTAATCTCATCGTCATCAGGGATATCAGATTCTGAATCCTCTGAACGTCGAGGTCTGCCGCGATCCGCTTCTGGAGTATCATCAATAACTTCTATTTCAAAGTCACCATCCCCTTGATTTGGTTTACCTTTTGCAGACTCAATCGCTTCTGCCACTGTTTCCTCTACAAACTCAGTTTGTTCTGCTGTCTGGTTCATGCTCTTGCGTACCCCCTTGGATCGTCAACAACTGCCTCAACAGTGTCATCGTTAATTAACCTAAACTCCTTGCCATGCACTTTAAATCTAGTGCCTGAGTAAGCCCTGAAGATCACGAAATCTCCCTCTTCGCAGTATGGCCCGTTAGGGAATTTAGACTTGTCGGCATAGGCATCTGGGCCTAGCGTCACGGCAAAACCAACGATAGATGCAGTCGCTTCCGAATCTCTCAATCCGTCCGGCATTATTACGCCACCATCTGTTTTGTCACTTAGTTCTGGTATGCCTATTAGGATTTTATATCCTTTTGGCGTTGGTAGTTTAGAGGCTACCTTTTCCTCTGTAGCTGTATTTCCTGTATACATTTTAGTACCTTGCAGTGATTTAAAGGTTCACAGTGACCCTGCGTGGACATCCACGAAGTCTCCCAAGACGAACTCTAGATAAAAAAGTTCTAACTTTCAATATATCTTTTTTCGATATCCTTCAGGTCTTGTCTTATGAATTGTAACGCTTCGTTCCTTCCAACGACACGATTATACATATCCATGGTTTCGGCCTGACCAGATGCGAGATAAGCTTTTATATCGGACTCGTACTCGTCTATCTTCCTTTCCAGAAGTGAAAAAATACTATCACTCATTCCCCTTCGTTAGCTCCTTTGCTACTTCAATCCCCAGTTTCGCTCCCTCTTTCTGGTCTCTCCTTTGGGAATTATCCAAATCAGTCGCAAGCTTAACTCCCAGTCTTGCTCCCTCTCGTTGGTTCTCAGCAGAGATACGCTCTGCTTGAATTTGTGCATTTGAACTTTTTGCCATCGCGTCAAGCTGTAGCTTCTGCGTGTCCATCTGAATCTTATGCTCAAGTTCTTTCTGTTTTATCTGTAGTTCGGCTTGTTGCATTTGCACAACAGGGTCTTGTTGTTGCTGCTGTGTCTGCTTCTGTTGTTCTTCCATTTGATTCTTTTGTAGCAGCTTCTCTGCCGCATCTTTTGCCAATCTTGATATCTCGACTTCTACGTCTTCTGGTAGAGGTTGATCCTCATTGGGCATCTCGACGCCAAGCATCTTCTCAATCTCACGCCTGTACTGGAATGCTACATGCTCTGTTATGTGTGCCGCCATAGCTTGACCTATTGCTTGTGCAAATGGAGATTGACCCACCATCTCCCTCATCTTTGGGTCTTGCATTGCTGCCATATGCACAGTGATGTGCGCCTCGTGATCCTGATACTTGAAAGCTTTGACTGGCTCTTGCTTCAGCAACATCATATTCTCTGTCACTGGATCGGCTGGCTTGATATCATCTGGAAGCTTAATGATGTCATCAGCGTCCTGAATACCTAACACTTCAAGCATTTGACGATGTAGCTTCCCCATATTGTATAACTGGGGGGCTTGTTGAGAAAGCTGTAAAGCCGCCTGATACTGCATGATACGTTGAGACATGGTAGCAGCATTAGGATCGGAAACTGGTATGACATCTATGCGGGAATCAAAATCCTTTTGCCTATCAAAGTCACCATCCATTTCATAAGCGTATTCTACTGGCATATAGTCACGTATAATATTCGATAGAAGCCTTAATTCTTTCTTCATGGCTGCGTGCATACGAGCTTGCACACCAGACATGACCTTCATGCTTCTCTCCATTAAGGCAAGCGTTGTCCCCACTGGTGCCTGAGAATCCATGTCACCCACTTGTACATCGGCTACCGACCCGATACGGCGTCCTTCTTCGACAATATTTCCAAGTAACGAGTAGAGTACGCCGCTTGGCTCTTTGTAAGGAATAAAAGTAATTGAGTCGCGTATAGCACCGCCCGGTACGTCAACATCCCTAAATTCACCCGGCATGAGAGGCGTATCATCGCCTTTGATGCGGAGACCCCTAGCTTTAAGACCAGCAGGGAGATTCGATAACGTGCCAGCGTCAATAAGCTGACGAAGAATCGAAGTCGCAGATTTGGCGAGACCACCGATAAGATGTATGAGTCCTGTACCGTAGAAACCAAGACCGGGAAGATATTTGTAATGGACGAAATGTAGCCGTTTCTTTTTCTTACTGTCATCTTCGTACCAGTTTCTCCTAATCGAAAGTATCTCGCGAGAGGTCTTGTCGATGGTGATGACGTAAGGTCTGGCAATCCCGTCAGGATCATCAAACTCTTCTGGCATATTCATGACAACATGCATCTCCAGAATTGTATGTCGGTCATCATCTTCTATGACGGCACTCTCTCCATCAAGCTCGTCGTATTTTTCCTGTATGTCTGAGAAATCCGGCTCTGGGTCTGGAAGGTCTACCTCTCTGTAGAAGTCGGCAACCTGTAACTCAAGTATCTCGTTGGATGTCTTCTTCATGATGTGCGTGTATCGTGGGCATGAAGCTAAATCAGAAGCCCCGTAAGACGCTACAAAATCTTCTGCTGGCACGAACATGGAACATGGACGTTCTTCCAGAGGATCATAGTAAACTTTCTTAAACGCAGAGCCAGCGAGAGGTAGCTTGAAGAGCATTTGCTCTGTCTCATCACGGTATTCCGTCATCTCCTCGGTGAGGAGATAGTTCATCTCAGTCTGGATTCTATCGGCCTGATCGACCTTTTCTGGGGTCATTTTACCCATAATCTTGGTCTTAACAGGGCCAGATGCAGGAAATATCTCTCCCATAGCCTGTGCTTGAAACCTAACAACAGCCTCAGTTAGTACTGGATGGAACACACCAGACGCGCCCTGCCATGGCTGACTGCGTTCTTCGATCTTCATACCCAGAAGATCAAGCCCTTTGACGTATGCCCTAGCCCAATCACGGCGCGACTCACGGTCAGACTCGAAATCCCCCACCATTTCAGATGCCATCGACTGCAATTCACCCTTGTCCATGAAGTCTGCAAGATTTGCGTCATGGTCTGGCCCCGTCAGTTCCTCGGAAATGCCGCCTTCGAAGTCTATAATGACTCCACCGTCCCCTGTATCAATTGACACAGCCTCTGGATTTACAATCTCAACTTCAATATCTTCAGCATCTGTGCCTTCGATCTCAAGATCAGACGGTTCCATTTTCTTTTCTATAGCCATGATAAGCTCCTAGTGCTTCGCATGGGGGCAAGCCCCTCTAGTAATACTCAACTGGTCTGCGATACTTCGGTTCGTCATCCCAGTCATCCGATGCGGCTCTAACCCAGCCGCCTTGTCTAAACCTTAGCAGAGCTTGTGTGGTCGAGTCCACTAAGTCATCATGATCCCCAGAGGGGAATGACGCACATTCTTCAATCACTTCCTCTGCCCATCTGGTGGAAGGATACCATATTGATCCGCTTGCGAATAGGTCTGTTATCGCGTTTACCCTTGCAATCTTATCCTGACCACGAGATGGAGTGAACTCAGTGACTGGTATTCCCATAGCTCTAAGCTCAAAAATCAATGGCGCACCTGACGCTTTCTTTTCCACGATCATCTGATCTGGCTCAAACTCTTTATATTTGTCATATGCCGCTCGTTTGAGTTCTGGAAACTCTAGTTTCTCTTTGTAGGCATCAAGCAGGATTATATTTGGCTGAGACCTGCCAAGCTTATCTGGGTGATAAAATACCCCCCATGTCGTACAGGCACTGTAGTCTGACCGCTGTGTTTTCAGAAATGCCGTATCCCAAGACTGGATAATGGCTTCACAAGGTGGAAGACTGTCATGCTCCCACTCCTGCCACCACTCACGTTTGATGAGTGCCCCCTCTTCTGAGGTAGGGTCTTGCTGATATTGCGCTGACCATTTTGATACAGGAAGTTCTGCCTTTAAGGCATCAAGTTCAGGCTTAGACCAGAACTCAGGCCAGAGGGGATTGCCTGACGGCATAATGGCAGGGAACTCTATCACTTCCCATTCATCCATTCCTTTTCTGTCAGACGTTGATTTAAGTATCTGTCCAGTCAAATCACGCTTAGACCAGCGCGTCATAACCACAATGATGGCACCACCCGGTTGTAAACGCTGCCTTGGGCCTGATGTATACCATTCATAAACTTTGTCGTAGACATCCTGATTGAACTGACCCTGCTGTGCATCCTGTTCTGAATGAGGATCATCGATAATCAGAAGATCGGCACCCTTACCTGTAACAGCACCGCCCACACCAATCGCAAAGTAATCCCCTCGCTTGTTTGTGTTCCAACGTCCAGCAGCCTTTGAATCAGTCGATAGGGTTATGCCCTTAAAGACTTTTTGAAAGTCTTCAGACTGGATAAGATTCCTGACCTTCCTGCCGAACCCAACCGCCAACTCAGCCGTGTGTGCCGTCTGAATAACTTTCTTCTCAGGGAACTTACCCAAAAACCAAGATGGTAGCAGAAAAGACGCGAACTCTGACTTGGTGTGACGGGGTGGCATGTTGATGATAAGCCGTTTCAACTCACCTCGTGCCACTCTCTCAAAAGCATCGGCCATTGTCTTGTGATGCCTACCAGAAATAAAGCTGGGCCACATCATTTTTGTAAAACTTATGAAATCATCCTTGGCGGTCTTCTTGTTCTCGGCATCTTCCAGTTCTGCCAACAAATCTAGAAGTTCTGCCTGTTGCTCAACAGGTAACTGAGATATTTTATCTTTTACCGCAGCAAGTTTCTGCATTAGCTCTCCGCTTCGCATATAGAGCTATGCTCTTTCTGCTGTGTTGGCAAGCAAGCAACGTGAGTGGGGAAAGAGTGCCTGCTTGCCGTAAGACAGAATTGGGAGGATTTCTGTCTCACGGTATAGTATATATTATATAATCGTCTACCGATAGAATAATATATCTATAAACGTCTACCGATATATATTATATATTATATCTAATATTATTATTATATAATATTATATATATATTATATATATTATACATAGAAGATTTTTTTAAAAAGTTCAAGTGAACTTTTATATCGAAGTTGAAATTACTGAAGTTACTATGTATATTCGCTATAAATGCCCACCTATAGATAAACTACCAGAGAAAGTCTGAACGAGGGGGAAGTTCAGACGAGTTGTTTAAATGATTGACCCTATTTCTGCAATCACTATAGCCTCAAGTGCGTTTTCGGCACTCAAGAAGGGTATGCAAATCGGGAAAGATTTGGAGTCAATGGGCATGGACTTGTCTCGTTGGGCTGGTGCCATGTCCGATTTAGATTTCTTGGAAAAGAAAAACCAAAATCCATCCGTTTTTCAGATTCTTGGTGGCGGCGTCGAGAGTCAGGCCATGGAAATTTTCGCGGCTCGCAAACGTGCCGAAAGCATGAGGTCGGAACTTAAAGACTACATATCGGTTGTGTATGGCCCAAGCCACTGGGAGGAACTTCTCCGCATAGAAGCAGAAATCCGTGTTCAGAAGCGCGATAACGAGTACCGTAGGCTGGAAATCGTCCAGAACATCAAGGAGTGGAGCGCAGGAATCTCCTTGTTCCTCGTGTTGGTCGGAGGGCTATTCGGATTCATATGGATGATGGCACGGAACTGAACATACCAATCACATAAAACAAACGCTCGCCTGTTATTTCACAATCCACAGGCGATATGCAGTCGTTTTGGCGAGCATAGACCTTGGAAGGAAAGAAAGACTATCTTCCATTACCAGAAAAGTTAATTCGACGTGCTATACTCGCTAACTGTTTTTGTAAATGTTTGAACTTTTATAGAGGGGTAGGATTCCTAGGGCTTTTGTATCGTTTGTGTTGAACATCATGTATGCGCGCGCGCGTGGGCGTGCGCTCACATGGGGGGGCGGGGGTACGTGGGGGTCGCACGGGTCGCGCTCGCGTTCCTTCTAAGTTGCGCGTGTACGGATGGCGACCGATTTCAGTGAAAGTNCAATCGAACTTATCCAAGCAGCCTGTCGAGCTTGGTTTGTAGTTCAGCTTTGATCAAACTGGCGTCACGTTCAGTCTTATCCTCAGTCTCAACCTTATCAGTGAACAGTGCCACGCTCTTGCCCAACAGCTCNAGAGCTTTAAGTTGTGCGCTGTCGCCGACATTGTCATCGAACCCCAGTTGCTCCAGTTTTTTTAACACCTTTTCTGATCGTGAGAGNGCCTGCATGCGCTGTTGCTCTTCTCTTCCCCTCTGCAAATCACTGATCCTTGATGTAACCTTGAGGTTCAATATCATCTCATGTGCCTGTCTGTTGACGCTGGCTGGCTTACTGTTGCTGCAATCATATGAGGCACGATAGGCATCACTAAACGAGTGACCATCATACACTGCCTGACAGAAGGCTTCCTGCTTCTCTGTCAGACCGCTGGGCAATGTCGCACTGCGACTTGTTCCTTTGCGCTTGGGCGGTTTTGATCCATCTATCATGATCAACTGGCCTCGCTGGTTATCTGTCTTATCTTTCATTCTTTCACCTCAAATGTACAAGCAGCTTGTCGATTTAGTTTAATGGTTAAACTAATTTTGATAAAGTTCGATTGAACTTATTCTATCTGATCCACTCTTAGATGTCATGTTTTATTGAGGTAAGTGCGAGGCTCTCTGATCCAGAAGGGACATTAGGGGGAGATAGAGGACATTAGGGGTTTACAAGCAAATCAAAGCCTGTCATAGAGAAGATCGGAAACGCGGATGAAACCGCACGGCACGACAGGTTGGTAGGAGTCCCAGCCCCAGAGCAGCAAGCGTGACAGCCCTGCCAGACAAAACAATGTGGGTTTGCGAGGCTTAACGTAAACGCTGCGAGTGCCGACACTGAGAACTTGGGTCAGTGAGTTGGTTAAATGTAGAGAAGAACAACTTTCAGTAGTAGTGACGCCTCAGACCCACCCATTTTTCGAGGGCTTCCACTTGGAGCCTTCAAATAATGGAAAAGGGAACATCAAATGCCAAAAGGAATAATAACGGATGCAGATGCAGCGGTTACCGCTCTGGACGCTTTCGCTAATCTTTGTCTTTCGATAGCCGAAGGCAATATCGCCCAAGCAGTTGTCGATACTATCGGCCTCGCTGCTTCAATCAGAAACGCCCTCACGTAGGAGAATGATTATGACACACTTCAACAACTCTATCGCTGCTCACCTAAATGCGAGAGACTGCCGCAAACAAGGCCGCAACCATGAGGCAGACCGCTATAACGAGATGGCTCAAACATTCTGCCGATGGCACGTCAAAGAAGTCGGTGGCACCTATCTGGGTGCATACATAACGATTAAAAGGGCATCGCTAAAAGCTCATCTTGACAAAGAGGCAGTGTGATTACCCACACTCAAATCATATCGTGATTTTAATCAGTGCAGCCTCACGGCTGCATCATTAACATCATGAGGAAGGAACTAAAATGAAACATCCATTTATATCACTTCGCGTCTATCACTA